CAAATAAACATCTTAAACATGTCACCGATTGATTATATTGTAAACTTCATGTTTTATACAATATTTGGCATTTTGTTGTCTGTGATTATAAAGTTTGTAAGATAGTATTTGTATAAATAATACAGTGAATCAATTCTTTTTCATTAGAAGTACCCAGGAATCGTAGATTCGGTCACTGCTTCAAACAAAAAGAATCGTTATTTTAATTATAAACCTCTTACATTCTCCTGCGGGATAAAGAATTAAAGTTTATTTCTTAAAATAATAATATATCATAAACAATAGAATAAGAAAAAGGTTATTTCCAATTTGAATGTAAAAATTCAAAATCCTTAAGGAATTATTCTCATGCGATAAAATAATGTTACTTACACTTCTGACTTGCATACAATTAGAAACAATCACAAATAATATACAAAAGAATTTTACTCTTACTCAGACTCAGCGTACTGAGTTAATCTCTCAAGTAAGACAATCGGCACCTCCAACATGTTGGCCAATGAAACGTGCAGAGGATCCTGTAACATTCGTGGGAGATTCAATTACAGCATTTAATAATTGGCAGGCTGCTTTTCCTGAGAGGATTACATATAATCAAGGTGTTCCTGGTGATACTTCTTATCATATCGCCGTTCGGGCAAATACTATAAAAAGCACTGGAGCCAAAACATATATTATGATGATGGGAATTAATGATATCTTATGGTGGAAATTTGACCCACAAAATATTCGTGATAGAATCGTAATGATTCGAGATTATTTAAAATCAACCACAGGATCTAGAGTTGTAGTACAATCTACAATTACATGTACCCGATCACTTTGTGGTTCTGAATCATTAAATAAAGTCAACGAATTAAATCGTCTTCTGAGAGATAGAATACCTAAAGAAGATTTTCTTGATATAAACACCGTGTTATCTGATAGAAATGGTTTAAGACCAGAATATACTTATGACGGCATACATTTAAATGCTATTGGTTATTCTGTATGGCAACAAAAACTTAGATCTAGTGGATTACTATAGATAATTAACTACAGAAACCCTTCAAAAGCGACAAACACACTCTAGACACATAAAAAATAAAAGTCAAGTGTCTGTGGTACAGTTATTGAACTGTCACACTATATGTTATGAAGACATTATCCGTGATACATTTTTGGTGTTGAATAAAACATCATGAAAACTCTAGACTTTACGGATACTGAATTAGAGAAACTTCGTGCTCTGATTTATCGAGAAATGATGGTATGTTGTCGCAATAAGGATCAAATTTATCAGAATGAATTACAAATGATCTTTGATAAACTTAAGCCTTAAGTTTATCTCAATTACGTATCAATCACGAATTATTACATCATGCAAACTGATCAGAACGAAAATCGTATTATCTGGGTGATTGGCGCGATGGAGCGTCTATCATGGCTTGGATATTTTAAGGCGATTGGTTATATTGTAAGTGAAGACGATATAGATCTTTATTATGATCTAGATGATGCTCGTGAGTATCTTTTTGATTATGATGAACAGATCATGAGTTATCTGGAATGCGTTTTTTATGGGAAAAACATGTCTCCGACAACGATGCACGAAATCTATACATTACTTGTAACTTATAAAAATGACAGAAATCGCGTATTCTCTCATGGTATGAATCATTTGGTGGGAGCAATTTAAAATGTCATACTTGAATCTACATGAATTTGCAAAAACATTCATTCAACAATGTTACGATCATGTTCCTTATCAGTTAGATTTTAATTCAGTATGTCAAGAGATTGAAGATATATTGAATGAGAAGACTATCTGTGGTGATGATGATGTCACGGGATACTGGGAAATTCGTTATTTTTTTGGCCCACATGATTTGAGCTTTATTAATAAGAATTGGTGGGATACTTATAATAACCTATCATATGATCAACAAAAAGAAGTTCATGAATATTTAAAGAATGTTTGGCCTGATACTTGGAGACGATAACATATTAAATATTAGAATTTCATTAGAATCTCATTAGATTTTTATAATGGAGTTTTTATTATACTATAATATAATATTGCAGGGTGAGTGACGATCTTTTTTATCATAAAGGTTACATCACCTCTCGTTCAATTTTTATATTAAACAAGCATAAGAAGAATTTCTTTTAACTGAAGTCAGTCTAGCAGGTTTTGATGGCATTTGGGTATAAGCATCGCTTATCTGTCATATCAGCAGGACTTATTGATGAATGGTCGCAGTGGCCATTTGAGTGTGCTATTCTATGAGAGTCACCAATAAATCCCGGTCATGCTCAAGTTTTCTTTTGGTAACAGCAAACTTGCTAATGACACTCTGATCTTTAGTCTTCCTGCTGGTCAGACTTGTCCCGGTGCAGATAAATGTCTCGCATTTGTGAATATGAATGGGGAAGGAAAGCGATCTATTGTGGATGGTCCACAAATGGAATTTCGTTGTTTTGCTGCTTCTAGTGAGGCAACATATCCTCCTGTTTATAATTCTCGCCAGCATAATTGGACTACAATCAAAAATCTTATTAAGAATTTTGGTGTAGGTAAGGCTGGTATTATGGTTGCAGAGTATATTCAATCGATTCGTAAAAAATCTACCAAACTGGTTCGTATTCACGAATCTGGTGATTTTTATTCGGCGGATTACTTTGCGATGTGGATGCATGTTTGTCGTTTGATTCCTGATCTGACGTTTTATGCATATTCTAAGAATCTTTCTATGATTCTTGATTATGGCATGGACATGTTGCCTCAGAATTTCTATCTGACAGCATCAAAAGGTGGTAAGTTTGATAACCTGATTGATGAAGGATTCTTTCCACGTTATTCTGTGGTGGTAAAGAATGATGCTGAGGCAGAGGCAATGGGTCTGCAAGTAGATCATGATGATTCACATTGCTATAAACAAGATGCGCCATTTGCTCTTCTGGTGCATGGCATTCAGGCGGCTGGGAGTGAATGGGGCAAGGCAATTCGTGAGCGTAAGAATAAAAAACAGTTCACCGGATATAATAAAAATAAAGTCGCAGCATAGTATGTGATAACTGTGCCAGTGATACAACTGGCACATAAATCTCCCATTCGCTTTTCCTTTCCCGTATATTATTCAAGTAATCAACTAAAACACATGAACCGGTCACTCATTGTTGTTAAAATCAGACCCAAAATGTTTTGTTCGATTCGATTGCATTGGGAATATGGTCAAAAAATTGAAGATTGGCTGAATAGTCTGAATCTATCTGAGATTCATGATCTCATTGCTGTAGGTCATCGATCCACAATTAAAGAATCTTATCGAGCACTTCCTTATACTTTACCTGATGCTGATTGTAAGCATTGGACACATAAAACACTAAAGGAAGCAGTTCTTAACATTGAACATAAAACTCTTGCTTATCATAATGGCAAGACATGGAAATTCACTCATAATAATGATTAAATTGTAGGAAGGAGTTTGCCTTAAAAGTTACTCAATGTGTAGATGTTAATATAAAATAGTATGCCTCATTTTTATCGTTTAGTGTAGATGGTTCTTGTTTTAAGGAAAGGATTGCCCCTTTCCTTTTTTTTATGTTTATATAATTATAAATTTGCAGGGAAATTGTCGATCATTTAATCATAAAGCCTACTTCGGCTCTCCTTTCCTTGTGACATCATTCTAGCACCTTCCAGCGGCTTCTGTGAGCCTCTGGTGATCAGTGTTGCTTATGAGTCGAATCAGCAATGCTTATGAATAAATGCTTGACTTTGGAATCGTTATGCCTTATTCTATGAATGTAGAAACGCATCAGATTCATGAATCAATCATTCTGCATGGCTTCGGATATTGAAACTCGTGCCACGATGTGGGCCGCGATTCATACTGACGGCACACCGATTTACGTACAGCCTTGTGAACCACTTCTGTTTGATTCGGTGTGTTTAGCAAGTCTTTATGCAAATCTTCACTCTCGCTTCAATTACGATCCTTTTTCGTAATCAAAAAGTTTAATTCTAAATCAACTATTCCTTATTTGTCATGCTTACTCCTATTCAATTCAAGCGAAACTTCTACCAAATGGTGAAGGAAATTGAAGACAAAAGTCTTCAGGCCCTTTATGGATTTGCGGAGGAACTTGCTTCTCAAGTTTATCTCCGTGCTCATGAGTTTGATGCACAAATCACTCAATTTCAGTGGAACAATCTGGTTAAAACGTGTTCGGTAATTGCGGCTAATACAAATCGCTTTTATATGAACTCATATCATGATGCTTACAGGTCTGAGTGTGGTACAACTCATTGTCTTGCAGGTTGGGCAATCTCGTTGCTGTTGAAGGATACTAACTATGATGATTCCCAAGTAGGCAAACTATTGATTGTACTGGAGAATTACACTGCTGACACGGGACGATTTTTTAGTGAATATTCCGGTCCGAATAACTCTCAAATTGGTGCATTTTTGTTGTCGCAATATGTAAAGCCTTTCTTTCATATTACCAACAGAAATATATGGCAAGATAATCAACTTGCACTTAACAATACGGCCGAGGAATTGGTTACCAAATATCTCATCAATCCTGTACTGGAAGAAGCTAAACGTGAAAGCTATGAATTGACTACTGAAGTACAACAATTCATCGAACGTGCCGGAAACAAAATTGAATGTGGTATTAAATGATTAAATCAAAAGAATATACAGTTTGAAAACTGGCACAAGGGGAGCTTTCCGGCTCCCCTTTTCACGCTACAATTCTTTTGTTCATCACAGAACTCCAATGTCCTACACACAATTCATCGGAACTGCTACTCTGACGGTTGATGAATCGTTTGATCTTGATTCTTTTCTGAAAAGTCTTTCTGATCTTTGTATTCAGGAAGAAAACTTCATTTATGAAGAGTATGGGGCAGTGAATGGAGAAATTGATCTTCATTTTACAAAGTTTGTCTCTCGTAGTGGCAATGAAATCGAGATTGATGTAGATACCGAAGAATACAATAGCAACAGTGAAGTTTGGGATTGGCTGATTGATCAGTTTGCTCCTATCATGACTTCCGATCTTATGCAGATCAAATCTTCCTTGATTTGCAGTCGGAATGGTACTGAATCGTGTGTTGCTTATGTGACCAAAGATAAACAACAAATCAGTCAAGATGATCTTATTCAAAATTATCTTAAAGATGTTTCTACTCTTGATGTGATTCAAAGGATTCTGGACACATACGATAAAGCGGAAATGTCGGAATCTGATCATGAAAATGCACTCTGGGCGATTGCAATGATTAAACATGAAATGAAGAATCGAAAAGAATAAATCACAAGTAAAACAATCGGGAGCCAAATTTGGCTCCTTTTTTATTGTTTATATCTTATAATTCTGCAGGCGAAATGTCCTGTTTTGTGTTGTGGCGGTTTCCCGCTTTCCTTGTTTGTTGAATACAGTCTAGCATGGCACAGCCGGCCCCGTGACCAACCCCGACCAGTTTTCTAACTGTCCACCACCAGCCCCGGTTGCCAGTTTCTAGGTTGTATACTAATTGTGTAGACAAGGATTTCTCTCTCGTGCTTACTCCTCTTGATTTTCAGCGCAACTTTAATCAAATTATTGCAGAAATTGAGGCCAAAGATCTTCCCGTCAACACTATTTGCCCACAAGAGAATTACAAAAATATTCTTGCTAATGTAACGGAAACAGATACTTTCACTGCATATCAGTGGTGGAAGCTGGTCAGAGTTTGCCGGGTGATCAAAGAATATGAAACTCGGTTTTCAATGGATGATTGGCATCATAAAAAAGATTGCGGAACAACACATTGTCTGGCTGGTTGGGCAATTGCTCTAGAATATGGTGATATCGATATTGATGATATTGATGTGTATGATCGCAGGATGCTTGTTCCTGATGATTATGTGGAGGATGAATATTTGAGCACAACCGAGACTGCTGTGTTTTTTCTATCAAAATATACTCAACCATTCTTTTACTTCACGAATCGAGCTGATGGTTTTAATAAAGATGCAGAGAGGTTGGTCATGAAATACTTTATCGAGCCCATCATTCAAGAAGATGATAAAGATAAGCTCAACAGCTTCTGAACCACTTCGATAACTGTCTACCGGTAACCACGGTTGCCGGTTTAATTTTCTAAAATAACCAAGTCAACCACTTTTCTTTCGAAAAATGCTCGTCAATCCTCAGGCCATGGAAAATCTGACCAAAAATGTAGATTGGGCCGAAACGATTCAACAACTGAAGGAGACTGATCCTGCGTCTTATGAATCTCTTCTTAATCTTCTGTTTTCTTCAGTTCAACCAGTTTACAAAATCGAAATCAAACAAGACTACAATCCAGTAAAAACTATTGATCCTCAGTTGATTCAAACTTACGACTTCGTTGTAACTGCGGTTAAAAATACCGTGAATGGCAGGTGTGTCGATAGCTCTAGGCTGTCCGCAATCAAGGCTTTTCGTTCTGAGTTTGGTGTGTCTCTCAGGAATGCACAAGACTGTGTTTATAAAATGATGGAAATGTATAAAAATAATCCTGACTGTAGTTTTATGTATTATTATAAAACCGGTGGTGATATCGACATTAGCTCCCATGCCCAGTAAAAGCCTCTAGAAGGCCCTTCTACGCTGAATCATGGGCCATCCTAGACAGGATGGCTTTTTCATGCCTTCTAGGGCCTTCTAGAGGCCATGTGCCAATCCTGAAAGTGCACACAAATCACCTGGCTTCACCGTCAACATGCTGTAGAATAAGGGAGTCCCAGACAAATTCGGATCATGAGTAACAACCTTTATCTGGAAAATGGATACGCTAATCGTCGAGAGTATCTTGATTCTCTTCGTGAAGACTATGGTGATCTGGTTGATGTTTTGATTAGTGTTCTTCCTGCATCGGAAGATTTTGATGGGTTGATTACTGAACTGGAAGATGCAAAGGAGTCGGGATTATATGAAGATTTGATCTGATTCTTTACCCCGAGTTTCTTATACTCGGGGTTCGCACTATTCTTTATAGTGTAACATAACTGCAGGAGAAGTTTCTTATTTTTTATCATAGAGCTTTCCGGCTCTCTTTTTCGTTTGTTGAATATAGTATAACACAGCATAAGCGGCAGCCGTGAGCCCCGTGGGACAGTTCTCTAACTGGCACAAGGACAGCCAGAGTTCAGGTTTTCGTGTTCTATACTAATAAAGTCCCAAAGACATCTGATCATGGCTTACAAGGATTATCGTCCTGAAACTCGCAGCCTGTTCAAGAGACTCAAAGAGCATGATTTCTCTCTGAGTGCCGTCAACAATGGCGAAGAATGGGTAAAACTCAGTGATGTCGGTGATAGGGAGTTTCTGGAAGAAACTGTTGCTGCTGATGATGCAGTTGTCACGGTTCGTTATACTGATGGCAAGCGTTACAAACTGTACCTGGTTTTCGGAAACTGTCCGGGTGAATTAGTTTGTGATTGTTCGTCTTTTGATCCACTAAGTGTGGTTGTTGATCAACATGCTGATAAGTGGGAAAATCGCAAACAACCCACACGATGAATTAAAATCAAATAATAAACATCCCCGAAAGGGGATTTATTTTTTATTCTTTATAGTATTATTAAAGTGCAGGTGAAATTTCTTATTTTTTATTATAGAGGATTTCGCCTCTCGATCTTCGTTTGTTGAATATAGTCTAACAGGCTGGCCAATGTTTTCGTGGTCCCCTTGTGCCAGTTTTTAAGTGTCACAAGGGCAGCCAGGGTTTAGGTTTTGTGCCCTAGGATGATGAAGTCCCAAAAGAAACTGACTGTGAACGAAACCGAGCTTCAACAGCAAATCGTTTCCCAAGCAAATACGCACGGAAGCTATCTGATGCAGGCTGAGTTTGGTGGGTTGATTGATGAAGCATGTGCATCCAATTGGTTTCAACTTCGGGATGAAGGTGTTGCCACTCTCGATGAGATTTTCACTGAGCATTTTCTCCCCTGGGTGAAAGGTTACGTTTACTATTCCGCCCTGGTTTGTTCATGTAAAGATGAGCAAGAAGTACTCGTTCAGTTGCGTGAAGATTTTGATGAACTTTATTTCATCTGGTCAAAAGAAGCGCAAGAGTTGATGAATCAAGAACTCGAAGATAATGAGTTGATGTGACAAATCGTGGCCCCAAGTTTCTTATACTTGGGGTTCACTATATTCTTTATAGTATTATTAAAATGCAGGAGAAATGTCCTGTTTTGTATTATCACGCTTCTGCGCTTTCTTCGTTTGTTGAATACAGTCTAGCACACCTGAAGCCCAACTGCGAGTCACTGTGGCCAGTTTTCTAACTGTCCACCAGCAGCCACGGTCGGTGGTTTCGGTGCTCTATGATGATGGAGTCGCAAACAACCGGCCATGAAAAAGTATTCTGTTACGCTTCGTGAACATGAAGAATATGGCGAAATTGGCCTAGTTGTAGATACTCGGCGGGGCTATTTTGAGCCTGCTATTAGTGGATTGCAGTGTGCTCACGATATAATCGAGCACCCCGTAAAACCTCATTGTGATGGATATATTGACGAACTAATGGCTCTGGGTGGAGTTATTGCAGGAAGAATTGCCTATGGTTGGTCTTTTAAGTATGGCACAATCAATCTGGATGATATTAAATCGGACATCTCTTCTCTGGCTACTTCTGCTTATCACGAGCAGTGCGATTTCGTGAATGATGAATGCAACAATACACTGAAAGATAAAGATTTGGTTCAATCTATCCGAAACATGGTTCGTGATGGATTAATTGAAGCAATGGGAGAATATAATGGCGACTACATTAATCCTGTCATGAATAAGTCCGACTTTCAGCAATTAGTGGAAGAGAAGTATAACATAAATCGCATTGTTGCATGGATTTGTAAGGGTTATCAGACATACAAAAAGAGATTCGCTAACATACAAGAATATACGATTCAAAATATTTTCAGTGAGATTCAGCGAGTGTGTGATAACTTTATCAAGAATGGAATTCAGTATCAGCAAGCTACTTTGTGTGTTGATTTTACCAACGGTCGTGTATATTTACAGGAAGAATATGAAGATGATTATTGATAACAATCAATATCAAAGACTCTGAGATTGTTATGCTCAGAGTTTTTTTGTATTCTTTATAATGTAACATAACTGCAGGAGAAGTGTCCTGTTTTATGTTATCACGCTTCTGCGCTTTCCTTGTTTGTTGATAACAGTCTAGAACAGCCACAAGGGAAACGGGGGAATTCATCGATCAGCATTGCTTATCAATTCAATTTCGTTTTATGTAGCAGTTGATACCGTTACATGCTTGCGGCATTCAAACCAGTCGGTTATGCTTAGGGAGTCCAAAACAAAAAGCGTCATGACTTTCACTCTTCCTTCCGTACTGGTTTCGGATACGATTGAACAGCTTATGAGCCACTTGGCTACAGCTGAGAGAGCAAAAAAAGAAGCTGAGGAAGAATATGAACGGCTGCGTAAAGAATTGAAGGAAATTATGATTGCTGGGGAAATAACTACACAAAAAACTGTTTGGGGTACTGCTACTCTATGTGAAGGCCGCAAAAGCGTGACTTACTCTAAATCAATTATATTGCGAGAGGCTAAGCTCAAGGCGGCAAAAGAGATTGAAGAACTGAAAGGTAAGGCTAAAGTCACGCACGGTGAAAAATCAATTCGTACAACTTGGGTGAAGTGAAATATAACTAAAAAATGACTGAATGGCTGTGGGTGTTATACTCACAGCCATTCTTGTTTGCTATTGTTTATATTATTAAAGGGCAGGAGAAGTGTCCTGTTTTATGTTATCACGCTTCTGCGCTTTCCTTGTTTGTTGAATACAGTCTAGCACAGCACAAGCGGTAGCGGCGAGGCATCGTAACAATCTGTAACAATAGAAATTTTATAGTGTCTTAAGATTTGGACCCGCTGAACCGGTTCCCGGTAGTGTAGAATATGAGGGCACCAAACATCAATCCGATGAACACCAAAATCACCGGTCAAGATCTCATCAATTATCGGGAACATTGGAAGGCCCAAGGTGCAACCAATGCCGGCATTGTTCGTGCTGCTGGTTATATCACGATTCGTAAAGATGGCACACAGCGGCTAAACTTTACTGAATTTTACGAAAACATTCTCATTGCACGGGGTAGAATGTGGAGAATCACTGTAAACGTAGCCGAAAATACTTCGGCTGGAGCACAACCAATCTGGAGTGATTCGTTCACCACAAGTAGCCGAAGTGCAAGAAGTGTCGCCCATAAAGTAAGGGCATTGACTCATCTTACTGGGGCTCGTTGTAAGCGAGTCGTGGAGAATGGCGTGGTGAAACTTTATCCTTACCGTTCGAATCAAATGGTAGCCTACAATCTGCCTGCATGATGTAAACAATCGTGGCCCACAGTATAATGTACTTGGGCCACACAATCGTTTTTTTCTCTATTAATTATGAAAGGCATTCTCTGGTTAGCACTCGATTCATACACTTTCCCGGTTGAGTGTATCTACAATCCCGTACAACATCTGCACGTTACACTTGAATACGGGGTGAATTACGAAAGTTGTGACTTTTTAATTGGCCGTAAAGTAGAAGTAATTGCAGTTTCTAACTGTTGGAATGATAAGGTACAAGCACTGCGAGTCAATCTTCCTCCTGAGTATGCGGCTATCTGCGACAATGTGCATCCTCATATGACTATCTCAACCGCTGATAATGTTCGCCCGGTTGAGTCTAACAATATGTTGAGTGGTGAATATAATGAACTCGCAGTACAAATCGTGATGCAGACTACCGTAGATTTTATTACATTAATGAAGTGAGTGTGAGCAATTGCATTTGATTCTTTATGCTTATGTCAGTGTATTTGATGGTTTCGTATAATTATTTCAATATGTAACGAGCAGTTGACAGTAGGCCCGTTCCATGTTATGATGTAAGCCTGGGCCTAAGCGGTTCATAAGGATCGGGGATTGACCCTTTTAAAATAATATTCGACTTTTATCATAAGAATTCTCCTCATTTTATAAAGAACTCATTTTTTATAAGAAACCGATTTCAAAAATCGAAATCATATTTCCGAGTTTCAAAAAAATCCGCGCCGGTAAAAATACCCCAAATAGGCCGCATATATAGAGGGAGTTTCATAAAAATTGAAATTGACTAAAAAATATCACATATACATCAACGGATATTGTCATTATCCGAATCTTGATGAAGAGATATTTCATAAAACATGGAATAGACTCATAGACAATAATCCACATTTTCTACATGAGCAAATTTCTTATGAAGAAGTGATTGACAATAAAGAAGAATATTCTTTAGAAGGAAAAATTTATTAAACATTTATTAGGAAATAAAAAATGGCAAAAGGTTTTAGTGTGAAGGCGAATAATCCCACTCCTCAGGATGAACCATGGGATTATGGGAAAATCAAAGAAAAGATGAGAGGTAAAAAAATAGTTTTTTGTTTACCTGGTAGAAATTGCTCTTATACTTTCTTAAAGAGTTTTGTTCAACTTTGTTTTGATCTAGTACAAAATCAAATGAGTATTCAGATCTCTCAAGATTATAGTTCCATGGTAAACTTTGCTAGATGTAAAGTTCTAGGAGCAAACGTAACAAAAGGCCCATGGCAAGATCCTTGGCAAGGACAACTTGAATATGACTATCAGTTATGGATTGATAATGACATTGTTTTCAATTCTGAAAAGTTTTGGCAATTGTGTGATCTAATGGTAAAAGATTCTCCAGTTGAAAAAGACTTTGATGTGAAAGAATATCCGCTATGGGATATTTCTGATGAAGAATTATACAATATGAATAAATCAGACTTTACTGTAAGAAGAGAGAGAATTCGTCGGTTGAATAAACTGGCAAATCCAATCGTAAGTGGTTGGTATTCTACTGAAGATGGTAGAACTACTTCCTGTGCTCATTGGTTAGAGGCTGATGACTTCATTAAAAATGGTGGAGTTATGAATCATGAAACCATAGAAAGTATCAGTAAGAGAAATAAACCTTTCACGGTTGATTATGTGGGTGGTGGTTGGATGATGGTAGCCAAAGGAGTTTTTGAATGTATGGAATATCCTTGGTGGGGACCAAAGCTACAGACGTTTGAAAATGGTATTCAAGACTTTTGTGGAGAAGACGTTTCATTCTGTCTAGATGCAAAAGACCTAGGCATTGATATTATTGTAGATCCTCGTGTTCGTGTTGGTCATGAAAAAACAAGAATTCTGTGATTTCGGCGCTCTGCGCGAAATTAAAAACTGGCCTGGGTATTTCCTTCATATTAGTGAAACTGGAATTGACATTTATTCCACTCGGCATAAACCAAACTCATATTATAAAATGAAGCTTCAGGTGAATACAGGGGGATACCTGATAGTGGGGCTAACTCGTACGGATACAATCCAAAAAAAAGTGAGACTTCATCGCTTGATTGCGGAAACTCTAATTCCTAATCCACATAATCTAGAATGTGTAGACCATATTGATGGAAATAAATTAAATAATTTTCCATCAAATCTCCAATGGATTACCAATAGAGATAACACATTAAAAGCCAATGCAATGGGTTTATGGGGAACTCCTCCCAAAAAGTATCAAATTCATCATGAAGATGGAAGAGTTCAAATCATAGAAAATGCACGTAAATTTGCAAGAGATCATGGCTACGATAATTCGAGCATTATTTCGATTGCCAATGGCCGTCGCAATCGACACTACGATATTATAAAAGTAATTACATTATGATAAATATCCTATATGATGGAAGAATCATTTATCACAACATAAATGAGGAAGAAATTTCACAAATACTTCTTGAATTGGCATCCGACGAAACTATTGACCAAACCAAAATTGAAATTGAGGAAATTGAATACGGAAGATCGAGTAAGAATTGATATAGAAGAATGGTTAATCAGAGTCTCTGAAGTTCGTCCCGAACTCGGAGGCTTTTCTATATGTCCTTTTGCCAAAAAAGCAAAATATAAGATATTGAATATCGATATTGATAAAATTTATCCTATTGAAAACTATGACGTCATCATTTATGTGATTCAAGAAGAGAATTTAGATATCATTAATTCGTGGGTTCAATTTTATAATCAAAAATATTCGGAATGGCTTTTCTTTGAGGACTGTGCTTCTTATGATACATTCATAAATGGCGTTCAGACAAATAATGGCCTACACAATTTAATTCTAGGGCAACCTAAAGAAGAACTTAAAAAATTTAGAGAAATATTGAAGAAGACGAATTACTACTCCTATTGGTCTCAAGAATACTATAACGAAATTATGAGTTCGGCTTCCGAATCATAGTATCTGAAACTGAAAAATCTTTATTTCTTCCTTTATTTGAAACAAAGCCAAATCTTTTATAAAAAGTATCTAATTTCTTTTTATATCTTGGTTCGGATTGTTGTGAAAGAGTTATTCTCTGTTTTTGTTTATCGGCTGACTTAGTTAACCCTTTCATGAATTTAGAGCCAATTCCCTTTCCTCTTAATTCTTTTGGAACTTCTAACGAATGTAATTTCACATCACCTTGATGGCTGTTCACCACATGAGCCTTCATGCCAGGATATTTTCTCTCATAATTACGACCAATTGTGATATGTGCATCCTGTTTTGGTGATTTGCCTTCTTTTATAAACTGTGAATATGTCTTCATTTTGGCTTCCGAATCATAGGATGAGGTGCGATATCTTTGGTATCGTTATTTTCGAATCCATGATTATTATACCAAGTATTCAACTTTTTCTTATATCCTCTTTCTGCTACTGGTTTTACACTAACGGGTAGTTTATTTTTGTCGGCATATCTTGTAATGCCCTTAACAAATCTTGATCCTTTTTTCTTTCCTCTCTCTTTCTTATTTACATTAATTAGACCAATATATACATGCTCTTTTTGTTTTCCGTCTTGAGTGGCTGGACGGTGCTGTACATTAAAATTGGAACCTGGATTTTTCCTATCCCAATTTCTTGTGATGGTCTTCATTACCTCATCGTGTGACTTTTTCTCGGCTTCTGTAATAAACTGGGAATATGTTTTCATGACTCAGATGTTCTTTTAACACTATAGATATTTGCCCCATACTCTTGATTCAATTTATCGGCTTTTCTACCAGCACTTTTTCTGGTTTTATATGAAGATTTATTTACTCTAACTGCTTCAGATGATCCAACTTTTGTCCCATCAATAGTTGTGTTTCCGCGATAAATGTCAAAGGGTGCCTCGGAGATGAATTGTCTATATGTCTTCATTTCTCTTGTAGTATCACATAAAAGTATTTATGAATTCCTAAATATCCTCGGTGATTTAGAAACCACCAAAAAAAAGTTTCTCTTAACCCATTAAGGAGACAAAATGACTGATCGTAACGTAAAATTTATGCAAGAAACCTGGGGAACTACCAGTCTTGTGACTGACTATCAACCCACAAAAAAGAAAATGCTTCGGGAAGTTTCAACTGAAAAATTCCTAGATGAAAAACTGAATGAGGAGACTGAAATTTTTGATAATTGGGATTATGGACTTGAATCTTTTCACGCTAAATAAATAATAAAACATTAATTTAAAATGGCGATTAGGTCCAGTCGAGGTTTCAAAGATATTAGTGCAACATTTCAAATTAATCCTCTAAATCGGGATGCGATTGCAATTAAAAATGAGACCGCAATCTCTAGGGCCGTTCGTAATCTAATTTTTACTATTGTAGGTGAGGTTCCATATTCTGATGTTGGAAGTTCGGTAAACAAACTTCTTTTTGAGAATATGGATTCTCTCACCTCATCAGTATTAGAATCAGAAATACAAAATACATTAAGACTTGAACCTAGAATTAGAGTTATAGATGTTAAAGTATTTCCGAATTATGAAAATAATGAGTTCAATGTTACTCTCACATATAATATCGTTGGAATCGATGTTCCGGCTCAACAATTAACCCTAGCACTCGTTTCGGCAAGATAATGTCTCTTACTCAATTTACAAATTTAGATTTTGACCAAATTAAGGAATCTATACGGGATTATTTAAGAGCTAGTAGTGATTTTACTGACTATGATTTTGAGGGATCTAATTTTACAGTCTTAATCAATACTCTTGCATACAATACCTACATTAATTCATATAATGCCACTGCAATTTGTAATGAGGTATTTTTAGATAGTGCTACTCTACGTGAAAACGTAATCTTAAGAGCAAAAGAAATAGGTTATTTACCTAGATCCAGAACCGCAGCCAGAGCAAATATTTCTTTTTTCGTAGATACCACAAATTTAACCACAAATCCACTAACACTAACTCTAAAAAGAGGAACTGTTGCTGTTACTTCGGCTCGGTTTAACTCTACTAATTATACATTTTCAATTTTAGAAGATATTACAGTACCTGTAGTAGATGGTTTGGCATTTTTTGACAATATTACTGTATATGAAGGCAACTATATTGTTCAAAATTACACTTTTACATCAAATCAGCGAATTATCTTGAGTAATATTGGTATTGACACCTCTCTATTGTCCGTGAGTGTCAGAAGTAGTGAAACATCCACATTTACTCAAAAATATAACTTAAGTAAAGACATATTTGACGTAAATTTTGAGTCAAAAGTCTTCTTTATTCAAGAAATAGAAGATGAAAGATACGAAATTTTCTTCGGTGATGACATTTTTGGCAAAAAGTTAGATAATGGTAATTATATTGACATCTCATATATTACTTGTCTTGGTGAAGAGGCTAATGGTGCCACTGGATTTACATTCTCTGGTCGAATTTTCGACAATAATGGAGGTATTGTAACTAGTGATATATCAAGAGTAACAGTAAATACTCCTGCTTTCGGTGGTAAAACGATTGAATCAGTAGATTCCATCAAAAAATACGCCCCAAAGATATACTCAGCGCAGAATAGAGCAGTAACTTCAGCTGACTATGAGGCAATTGTACAGAAGATTTATCCTGAAGTCGAATCTATTTCTGCATTTGGTGGTGAAAACTTAAATCCACCACAATATGGCAAGGTCTTTATTAGTGTAAAGCCAGTAAATGGCCCATTTTTATCAAATAAAATCAAAGATAATATCAAAACGACTCTACGTAAATATGCTGTTGCTGGAATTGTCCCAGAAATTATTGACCTAAAGTACCTCTACATTGAATTTGATTCATCCATATACTATAATTCCAATTTTACAATATCCACTGATGGTCTAAAGTCAAATGTGTTAGAGATCGTAAATGCTTATTCTAGATCATCAGAATTAAATAAATATGGTGCAAGATTTAAATATAGTAAATTTTTAAATCTAATTGATGAATCATCCGAAGCAATTACATCAAACATTACAAAAATTTCTATTCGTAGAGATCTACGAGCAGAAGTAAACAAAATTGCAACATATGAAATCTGCTATGGGAATGCGTTTCATATTGCAAATTTAAATGGAAATAACATTAAATCATCCGGTTTTTATATTCCTGGCATAGCTTCGCCCGTATATCTCTCAGATATTCCAACTACAGCAGATACTGGTTCATTATTTCTTTTCACGACTCCAGATAATCAAACAATTAATATAGTAAAAAGAAATATAGGTGAGATAAATTATGTCAAAGGTGAAATTATATTATACCCTCTAAATATTAGAGACACCGTTAAAAAGTACGGATTTGATAATATTATAGAAATTTCGGTTACACCAAAATCAAATGATGTAATTGCGTTACAAGACTTATATTTACAATTAGATGTTTCTAATAGTATAGTTAATATGGTGATTGATAATATTTCATCTGGGGCTGATATCACAGGGTCTAATTACATTAGTACATCAAGTTATTCAGAAAATATATTTACTAGAAAATGAGAATTTCCGTTTCAAGCATTGTTGATTCACAATTACCATCCTTTGTTAGGGAGGAATATCCTCTTTTTTCTGAATTCTTAAAACAATATTATCTGTCAGATGTAAGTCAAGATTTAGTTCAAAATTTGGACAAAAATCTAGACCTGGATGTAATTTTTAATCTTAGAACAACCGCAATATTATCAACAGAGTTGGATTTCAACGATGATGTTGTTTATGTTGATAATACTGAAGGATTTCCTGATTCTTATGGTCTAATAAAGATAGACGATGAAATTATATTATACACCTCAAAAACTGCAACGGAATTTATAGGTTGTTCTAGGGGATTTAGTGGAATATCAAATATAGATAAAAATTCTCTAGAATTTTCATCCACTCAAACCGAACAACATGCTGATAACAGTATTGTATATAATTTAAGTATATTATTTCTACAGAAATTCGCATTTAATGTAAAGAAGAAAATTTCTCCTGGATTTGAAGAAAGAGAATTCTTTTCGACATTAAATGGGTCGAATTTTATAAAAAATATAAAATCTTTTTATACCTCTAAGGGATCGGATGAATCATTCAGAATCCTTTTTGGGGCGCTTTATGGTAAAGCCGTTGAGGTTATTAGGCCAAGAGACTTTTTAATTCGACCATCTGATGCTCAATATAAGCTCACTAAAGATCTTGCGATTGAAGTAATTGAGGGTGATCCATATCAACTATTAAACTCCACTGTTTATCAAGATGCAACCGATTTTATCGAGCCCGCACAAGGTACAATTATTGATATCACAAAAACTCTAAGAAATAATAAAGAGTATTTTATTATAAGTCTTGATTACTCATATAATCGAGACGTTGATGTGTCTGGAACAACTCGTAGTGAATTTAGTATACACCCAAAAACATTTTCAACCTCTAGTGTTTTAGAAGAATCTACTTATATTGATGTCGATTCCACGGTTGGATTTCCTGAATCAGGTGAATTAGAAATAGATCTGGCCGATGGTAGTTCCTTTATTATAAATTATCTTTCTAAAACTCTTACTCAATTTTTAGAGTGTTCGAATATACTATCTAATATCCCAGAGAAGACTGAAATCAAAACCACCGATTTTATCTATGGTATAGGTATCGATGATTCTAAAATTTTGATGAAAGTCACTGGAGTTTTAGGTAATATTGATTATATTGATGAAACTTATGGTTATTTACCTAGTGAAAAGATAAAAATCGCAACTCTAGGTGAAGATTCTAAAGATTTAAAGTCTAATAATTGGTTTTTCAATGTGCCGGTCACATATGATGTGGAACAAATTGAAATATCTGATATTTCTGATATTTCATATCGAGTAAAGACCTACGATACTCACACTTTCTTAATTGGTGATACATTTACTTTATATGCTTCGGATGGTATTGTAACTAATGGGGCTATACTTTTTGTTGAAAACAAAAATAATGTAATAATTAGAGGCCAGGGATTATTAAATCTAAATTTAACACATAAAATAAGAAAAAATATATCGAAGGTTAATATTGTTGACGAAAAATATTTAAATTTAAATACATATAGTTCAAATGTTGAAAATGTTTACTTGGATTATGGTGAAAATCTTTATATAGCTTCCTCTTCATTACCAACATATTCAAATTATTCTCTAGAAATCAAAGATTTTGTACTTAAAATCCCAGCCGGTAATTATACAGGACTCAATCAAATTGATTTTACTGCTCCTCACAGCCTTTTCACTGGGGATTCAGTCGTTTATCGAGCAGCAAATGCAGAAAATTCTATTGCTATTTTAGGAATATATTATGTAGAAAAAGTTTCCGATAATTCTATAAAATTAGCACGAAGTCTGGATAATATTGAGAAACAATTATATGTAACTTTTGATGGAGTGATAAATTCAGGATTTGAAAGCGAATTAAGCCCAACACGATTCAATGACGTTAACTTAAATAAATTAGAAATCAAGCCACAAGCTGAACTCAAAAAGTTATTCACACCTGAAATAGCACTGGTAAAAGAAGATACTTTGCCTGGAACTACGGGAATACTAATAAATGGAGTTGAGGTATCCAATTACAAATCTGAGGATGTTGTTTTTTATGGTGGATTATCTAAGATTGAGATATCTTCTGGTGGTGATGGGTATAATGTACTAAATCCTCCAGAGATTCTAGTTACCGATTCTGTTGGATATGGGGCATCTTTAATTCCAGCAATAGAAGGCGTTCTTGAAAGAATCGATATAATAAATCCTGGTTTTGGGTATATTGAACAACCGATTATTTCTATCGTTGGTGGATCTGGTTCTGGGGCAAAAGCAACTACTAAATTAACTACCTTCACACACAGTGTTAATTTTAATGCAGAAACTCTTGTAAATTTAACAAATGATACTGTAGAATTTTTAGAAGATCATAAATTTAGACCAGGCGAAGAAGTAATTTATATAACAAATCAACAGAAAAATGTTTCAGGTATTACTACAGAATCTGCATACTATGTTGAGGTCGTTGATAGAACAAAAGTTAAATTCCATTCCACTTTAGATAACGCAATTTCTGGTATTAATACTGTAAACTTAACTGGATTTGGTGTTGGTATACATGCTGTGGTTTCTAAAAAACCAAAGAATAAAATATCACAAATTAATATTATCGACCCAGGTACTGGATATAAGAATAAAAAGGTAAAAGCATCTGGTATTAACACTGCTTCAAATGTAATCATTATTCCAAATCATGAGTATGTTAATGGTGAAATCATTAAATATTACCCAACAAATCAATCGATATCTGGTTTATCTACTGTAGTAAATTATTATGTTACTGTTGTAGATAATCAAAGCATAAGACTTTCTGGAATATCGACAATTGACCGACCAGATTCACAGTATATCAAAAAAGAATATGTAGAATTAACCACAATTGGCACTGGTGATCATTATTTTAACTACCCTGAAATTGAAGTTAAAATTACAGGTGCAATAGAGACTCCTCCATTACCCGGCCAGGATTTCAATGCTATACTTCAGCCGGTTTTCTCTGGTAAAATATATTCAGTTTTCATTGAAGATCCAGGTCAATCTTATGGTAGTCAAAATATCATTAATTATGAGAAATCACCGACAATTCAACTAGAAGATGGATATGGTGCTCAAGTCACTCCAATTATTGTAAATGGTAGCATAGTAAGAGTTGTAGTAAATGCAACTGGAACACAATATAAACAAATTCCAGAATTAATCGTTGGCCCTAGAAATAGTGGAGCGGTACTCACCCCAATAATATCTGACAGTAAACTTATTGAAGTACTGATAATTAATGGTGGAACGGGATTCGATCCAACTAGTACGACAATTACTGTAGTTCCCCGTGGCAGTGGTGCTAAATTTGTTCCAAGAATAGAGTTTAGGACAATTAATATTGTAGAAAAATTAAGCTTAACTAACAATATAACAAAAGACGATGGGTATATTGCCAGAAATATAAACGCACTTCAATACACACATTTATATTCCCCTCGATATCTAAGAGAAATTACTTTAAGGCAAGTTGGTAATCTAAATGTAAAGGACCTGAATCTTAGTTTGGGTAGGGAACAACTATCCGTTGTTCATTCTCCTTTAATTGGATGGGCTTATGATGGAAATCCAATATATGGCCCATATGGATACTTGAATGGCAATTCTGGTCCAGTAAGAGCACTGAAATCTAGCTACAGAATAAAGACGAGAGATGAATTATTATTAGAAGATAGACCAGGATTAGAAGTTTATCCTGCCGGATTCTTTGTTGAGGACTATATATTCATTGGTGAAGGAGATTTAGATGAACATAATGGAAGATACTGTATAACACCAGAATTTCCAAATGGGATATATGCTTACTTCTTTACTATTTCTGATGTTATATCCGATTCAAGTAGCCCATTTTTAAACTATTTTGCTCCAAAATTTCCATATATTATCGGACCAAAATATAACAATAAAAGACTAAAAGAGCTAGTTAATTTTGATTCCCTTGGTGATAAACTCATTAGAAATACTACACCATATAATTTGGCCAATAGTAGAAGTAGCTATGAATATATTTTAAACCCAAATAAAATAAAAGAAGAATCCCTACAGATAATAAAAACAAAATCATCTACTATCGATAGCATTGATATAAAAAACCCAGGTAATTTATATAAAGTAAATGATAGCATAATATTAAATGATGGCACAATTGCAAAAATAAGCACTCTTGCTGGTGTTGCAATCTCATCGATGCATGTAGAATATTATTCAATTAATGATATAGAGGTTGTTCCATTTAGAGATAATTTCATAGGTGTATGTACCGTTCCACATAACATAAATTCCACAGAAAGATTCAAATTTAATTCAAAATATGAAATTGATGTACCAATAGTTGTCTCAACTTATGATAATATCCTAGCTCTTTCATCTATAGTACAACCAACAGCGATTACTGGAATTATTACTTATTTTAATATAAATGGTAATTTAAATTTTCCAGTAATGGAAAATGACATTTATACAATAGGTAACGAAAAGATAAAGATATTAACAATTGATAAAAAATCATCCAGAATAAAAGTAGAAAGAAATCAAGATGGAACGGTTGGTATTAATACATATTCTATTAATACTATATTACTCGAAAACCCCAGAAAAATTTCTTTTGATATAGGTATATCTACTAACTATAATTATAAACTGAATAAACAGTTCTATATTAACCCAGCAGAAACATTAGGTATTGGTACAAACGGAAACTACACTTTAACTTTCCCAACCCCCGGCTTAGGTAAAACATTTCTAACTATACCAAGTAGAACGCTATATCTTGAGGACCACCAATTAGTATCAGGGGATTCTCTATTTTATTCACCAAATTTAGGTGAATCGATATCAGTTTCTTCCGATGGGGTTGCATCTACTACATTCCTCAATAATCAAGAACTTTATGTGACCAAGATCAATAATGATCTAATAGGTTTATCTACAGAAAGATCTGGAGTTGGAACTACAGACAACATTCTATATTTTACAGGAATTGGTAGTGGTATTAATCATAGCCTAATCACAAATTATGATAACATTTTAATTGGTAATATTTCAAAAAATACTGTAATTGTATCAACTTCGGCCACTCATGGGTTGAATTTGGATGATGAAATACAAGTAGAGGTATCTTCGGAAATACAAAGTACTTATCAAGTATTTTATGATGAGTTTAATAGGAGATTTTGTATCAACAAAAGAATCATAACTAATGTTAATGTTTTAACTAACATAATATATTGTGAAAATCACAACTTTAAGCAAGGCGAAAAGGTAATATACGTCACAAATTCCCCAATTGGTGGATTACAGAATAGGGAAATATATTATATAATTCCAATAACAAAAGATTCATTTAAATTAGCCAGAACATATTATGTCGCAACTCAAGAAACATCCAAGAATATTAATCTAATATCTTCTGGTACTGGATATTTCTATAGCATTAGTCCAACAATTGAAATAGTAAAAAATCAACCAATCGTATTTGATGTATCAGATAATTCTTTGTCTTTTGAATTTGGCGGTAGAAATTACCCGGCGTTTGAATTAAAATTATACAATAATAAAGAATTGACTGATGAGTATTTCACATATGATTTAGTGCGAGAAGGTATTGTTGGCATCGATAGCACTGCCAAATATACTCTAAGCACTGAAAATATCCCAAATAAGTTATATTATGGATTAAAGGTTGTTAATGCAACTATTGCTCCGCAAATAAAAAAAGATCTTCATTTAGATATAGGTGAAAATCATCTATTTGAAATGAAAAAAGTTAATAGTAAGTATTTTGGATCATATAATGTAACCCCTACATCACCAAATACTTTTTCATATATTATTGATGAATATCCAGAAGCTATTGAGTATTTGTATGATACATCTAAATTAAGCTATATTACTTCTTCTTCAAATTATTCCGGTCCAATTGGTTCTATTAAAATAGACAATTTTAGTACTAACAATAGATTACCAGAAATAAAAAATATTTTAACTGAAAATGGTTTTGGTGCCGTATTGGAAGCAAAATCTGAAAATATTGGTAAAATAGAAAAAGTCGAAAAGTTAAATATCGGTTTTGATTATAATATAGACTACACTATAAGACCAAAAGTTAATCTACCCAAAATCATAAAGCTACAGAAACTATCTACAATAGATCGAATTGATGTAGTTAATAAGGGATTTGGTTATAGTGATTCACAGGGATTTGGTTATAATGCTTCACCCGATTTATTACTGGTAGGAGAGGACACAAAAACAGTTTATTCAAATGTAATATTAGATTATATTTTAAATGAAAACAAAGTAATTGTAATTCAAAATACCACAAATATTACAGATGAAAATCTAAAAATAATTACGATTAATAATGATAATGGATTTGGTATTGAACAAATTTCATATGATGATACCAGACAAATTATGACCGTCAGGTTAAAAACCGGGTTCAATAATATTAATGAGTATCCATTTGGAATTGGAGAAAAAGTTTATGTTGAAAATGTTCCAATCTTGCCTGCAGAGGAGGCTAAGGGATATAATTCAAGTAACTATAATTATGTTCCTTTTGAGATTTTAGAAACTACCCCAAGAATAGGTGGAGTAGGTGCAACTTTCACTTACAGCCTAAATGGTTTAATTGGAATTGGTATAACTCCAGGTACCGTCGATAATTTTTATACTAATGGATTCGTAGTTCCTGAAAAATATTTACCTGAATTCAATATTACCACTAGAACTAATGACTTTTTAATTGGAGAAACTGTTAAATTTTCTTCGGGTGCAATTGGTGAAGTTGTTGGGTGGGATTCTAAAAATAATATCATAAAAATTATTTCTAATATGGATGTAAATCCAAATGAAATTATCTACGGTGAGGGTAGTAAGAGTTATTCAATTATCGTTGATTCTTATTCACCAACTGGATATATTGATGTCGATTCAAATACTATAGTCAGAAAAGGTTGGAACGATTCTATTGGTGTTCTAAACGACAGTGTACAAAGGATTCATGATAGCGATTATTATCAATACTTTTCATATGATTTACGGTCAGAGATTGATTATTCGGTTTGGACTGATGTTGTAGATTCACTGAATCATACTGCCGGATTCAAAAAATTTGGAAACCTTTTAGTCAATAGTACACATGGAAATGTAGGCATTGAAACTTCACAAAATCTGGGCCAAGTTGAGGTAATAAATGATTTTTATAATGTGATTGATGTTAATTGCTTTAGTGATTTTGATTTAGTTACTGAAAATTATTTCGACATTGAAAATAATTTGAAATCAAATGAAATATACTTTAAATCTAGAAGATTACAAAATTATATTGAATCTATTGGGAATAAAGTCATTATGGTTGATGATATTTCCGATCAATTTAGACAAGAAATTTTTACAGATTCCTCAGTAATTGATAGTTTTAATAAATCTCAGATTAGATTTAAAAAATATATTTTACATGTTGTAGATGAACTCAACCCAGAAAATACTCAGGCTGTATTGGTAAATTTAATTCACGATGATTCGAAAGTATCAATAAATCAATATGCTTTAGTGGAGAGTATTTTTGAAATTGGATATTTTGATTCGGCAGTTGTTGGACCAGATATTAATTTAATATTCACTCCTATTACAAAGGAAGATAAGATCTATAGTGTTAATAATTTTTCGTATAATATAAATGACGCTATTCCAACAGTCGGATTTACTACAATTGGAGAATCTGTAACCATAAATTCTCATAGTACCACCGGAATTGGCACTACTGTAATTGTTGGAATTTCTACGGACAAGAGATCAGCAAAAATTATTCTACTTTATTCCGATTTAACAAACGCCTCATGTTATTCTGATGAAATTAACTATATCCACAATGGCAATACGATTTATTATAACACATATGGTAAGTTAAATTCAGATACCTCCACGGGAATCGGAACATATAATATATACTACCAAGGTTCAAATATCAATATTGAATTGTGCCCAGAAGAAAATGTTGAATATAAGGTAAACTGTTTGTCTATTGAAATTTCAGATTCTTCTGTCATAGATACTGGAAATATTTCTGTGGGTGGTAATATATTAGAGTCCACTTATGTTGGAATAGCATCAACTGCAACAATAGCCAAATCTTTAATTTATTCTCATAGTAATGATTACACTACCAGTTTGCACCAAATTAACATAGAAGATGCCAATAATAACGTTAGTTTTATTGAATATATATCTCTATTAAATAGTCTAAATGAAGAAGTATATTATGTTGATTTTGGCAATTTAAATTCAAATACTGAAATTGGATCATTTGACTTCCAGTATTCTGATACTAATAGAGAATTACAAATTTATTTTACACCTTACCAAAACATAGATTATCAAATTAAAATTTTTAGTACATTAATTTCAAAATCTAAAGAATCAGAAACATTAGAATTATGAGTAACGTATCCTTTTCAGCTGGTTATAGTCAATATGTTAATGGGGAAGCATTAAATTATATTCCATTTGAGTTAAAATCTAATGATCTTCATATATTTTCTAGAGAATTTATTTCAAATTCAGATTCTTTTGTGGATTTAATTGGTGATAGCTTTCTGTTTGCGGGCCATAACTTTATAACCGGCGAAGAACTTGTTTACGCTTATGATTTGGAGAGTGGTAATGCCCCAATAGGCATCGCAGAAACAGTGATTTCTGGTATTCTAACTAATATTTTACCAAAAACAATATATGCCGTAAAAAATCGATCTAATTCAATACAAGTGGCATTTTCAGAGGAAAATTCTCTTCTATCTACACCATTAATTCTAGATTTAGTATCTTATGGTAGTGGAACTCATAAAATATCATCAAAAAATCCAAACAAAAATACTTTAATTACCATAAACAACATAATACAGGATCCAATTGTTTCTACTTCAATAACAAGTCACATTATAAACACAATCTGTAATACGGATTGTTCTTTTTTGGTAGACGATCCTTATTTGTTTGAAGCTGGATCACTAATAAAAATAAACGATGAAATTTGTAAAATAATATCGGTTGGAGTTGGTACCGAAAGTAATATTATTGTTCAGAGAGGTTTTATCGGTACCAAGAGACAGGAGCATAATATTAATTCAATAATCACAAAAATAAAGGGAAGCTATAATATAGTTGATAATTTGATTTATTTTATAGAGACACCATATGCTAATATTTTTGATCCCAATACTGGGTTATCTAATGGATCAACATTCAGTGGTAGAGTATTCTTAAGGTCCGGCACTAAGAATACTGATATTGGACCATATGATACCAATTATATTTTTGATGATATTTCTACTTCATTCGATGGTCAAAATACGGACTTTACATTAAAACAAGATAATTTAAATGTAATCGGATTTTCAACATATAACGCTATCGTAACAGTAAATGATGTTTTTCAATCCCCAACTAGATTGATTGGTAACCCTATAACTGGTGCATATGTTTTATCCCAAAGTGCCGGGATTAGTTCTATAAGATTCACAGGAAATGATCCATTCCCAACTTATGACGTTAATACATCACAGTTGCCTAGAGGTGGTATTCTCTTCTCTATTGGTTCAAGCGAAGGCTTTGGATATCAACCTCTGATATCTGCTGGTGGAACCGCCACAGTATCTATTGCAGGTACTATACAATCAATTTCTATTGGATATAGTGGTTCGGGTTATAGATCAGGAATTCAAACTGTAAATGTCGGAGTAGCTCTAAGTGATGTATTTGATACTGAAATTATAATTATAGGAACAGCCGAGATTTTAAATGGAGAAATTAGAAAAGCTAATATAACTAATCCTGGAACTGGATATACTTTTACAAATCCACCCACAGTAATATTTGACGCTCCTTTACCATATAGTAAAATACCACTGATTTATTCATCTGAATCTATTCCGGGTGATGGTGTTGGTGCAACAATAGATATTGAAGTAGGACAAGATTCTAGTGTAATAAATTTCAATCTTAGTAATTTAGGTTATGCGTATAAGCGGGGTGAAATCTTAACAATTCCTGTTGGTAATACAACTGGTATTCCTACAGATACAAGCAAACCATTTGATGAATTTAAGATTATAGTAGACGACGTATATACTGATACCGCTTTCATTAGAACAATCGGTCAATTAATTATATTTGATCCAATTGACAATCAATTTAACAATCAACGAAAATCATTCCCATTAAGTATAAATGGAGAGCGGACTGCTATTTTATCTAAAATAGGTTTTGACATAAGTGTGGAAAATTGTATTTTAGTTTTTATTGATGGGGTATTACAAGTTCCAGGTGAAGGATATTCCTTCAGTGGTGGTAGTATCTTAACTTTCAATGAGGCACCTAGATCAGGCGCAAAATCAATTATATTATTCTATGCGGGCACTGGTGGTATCGATACACGCGAAGTAAAAATACTTGATGTAATACAAGATGGAGATACAGTTCAGATTTTTGATTCCACTAACAGAATAAATGATCAAAACCCAAGAACCGTTACTGATATTATTTCAGTTGATACAATCGTAACAAATTTATATAGTAAACAGGGTATATCTGAGGCCAATGACATAAGACCGATAAAATGGTGCCCACAGAATGTGGATAGATTTATAACTAGCGCAGGTTCAACAGAAACGTTTGTTGCAACTAAAGATAGAATAATATATGAGCCACTGGTTTATCCAGTTGCATATTTAATAAAAGATGTCAATCCAACAGATACTCATATATATGTTGATAATGTTAAAACATTTTTTGACAGTGTTGGGGAATCTCCAATATCTAATGATATTTTTATCATATCGCAAGATCCAAAAGTTTCGGCAGCTTTAACCGCCATTGTTTCCATTGGTGGATCAATTGCTGGTATTAGTGTTTCAAATCCTGGTTTCGGATACACAATAGCACCTCAAATAAAAATTTCATCTCCAGTTGGAATGGGTATAACTGTAGGATTGGGGGTCACCGCAATAATAAATTCCACCATAGATGTATATGGGCGAATAAATTCAATTACAATACCAGATCCCGGTATTGGATATGATATGAATTCACCACCTCGTATTATAGTTGAGAAACCAAGAGAAAATATAAGAGTGGTAGAAGATGTTGTATATAAGGGTGATTTTGGAATCATTTCTGGTGTCGGCACAACCACAATATCTGGTTCGAATGTTATTATATTCGATTTATACATTCCCAATAATTCTGTTTTACGTGATTCTTACATAAATAGCGATCCGTCCACATTAATAGGGATTAGTGGTATTTCTACTGGTTATTATTTCCATGTTTCAAACTCTAATGTTGGAAATTCTATAATTTCTCTAGCCCAAACTAATTCAGTGATTGGTATTGGAACTTCTTTTATGGATAACGTATATGAAGTTTTGAGTTTTACAATAAAACAAAAAAATATTTCTGGCGTTGGACTAACAAACGTAAATGAAGTATTAGTAAAAGTACAAAATAATAGTTCTTTGGTTGGAATTAGTAGTGGTGTTTATTATGGTGATTATAGTTGGGGTAAAATTTACTTACCTCAAGAAATTGGTAAGTCATTTAAAGCATACCCACAAGGAATAACCACCTCAGCTTTAATACAAAGAAATTACTTAAAATATGTTGATTACTTGCCTACTCCAGTTTGATCTATAAGTACTAAATCCTAAATATGCCCAAATTTCTAAGAATAAATATAAATAACTAATAAAATACACAAAGATGCCTGCCATTATAACCGATCAGATGAGAATATCCCGCGCAAAACAATTTGTGTCAGCGGCATCCTCTTCAAATTATTATAGTTTTATAGGGCTCACTAACCCCAATGATTTTTTTACTGATTGGAATGTGTCCCCGCCCGCACCAAAAGATAGTTTTGAGCAAGAATTAGGATACTGGGATACAATGATCGCACTGAAAAAAGTGTATCCAAATGATATACGCCAGTCAATCAGAAAAATTAACTGGGAAGATGGTGTAATTTATGATATGTATAGACACGATATAAGCAGAGATAATACAGCAAAACCATCAGGTGCTACAAGCTTGTATTCATCAAATTTTTATATTGTAAATAGCAATTATCAAGTATACATTTGTTTACATAATGGTACTTCACCTAACAATCCAATAGGAAAACCGTCTCAATTTGAGCCAACCTTTACTGATCTAGAGCCAAGATCAGTTGGTAATGGTTCGGATGGATATATTTGGAAATACTTGTTTACTTTAAATGCGGTTGATATAATACGTTTTGATAGTACAAATTTTATACCAGTTCCCAGAAATTGGGGAAACGACGAGCAAACTTCAATTATAAGAAATAATGCAATAAATACTGGACAAATAAAAATATGCGTCATAAAAAATCGGGGGAATTATTCTAATATTTCTGATATAAGTAACAGCGTGTTTAGAGATGTCCCAATTAAAGGTGATGGTTCTGGTGGACTAGTTACTATTACATTTAATAATAATGCGGAAGTTGAGAATATTTTTGTGACAAATGGTGGTTCAAATTACACTCACGGCCGAGTTGATATTTTTGCGGGTGGACTTCCATCTCCTCAAATTAAACCCGAGTTTGATGTAATTATACCACCTAAAGGCGGCCATGGGTATGATGTATACAATGAATTGGGCGCTTTTTATGTTTCATTGTATGCTAGAATTGAAAATGATTTGAATAATCCAGATTTTATAACTGGAAATGAAATAGCACAAATTGGAATTGTTGAAAATCCAGAAAAATACAATTCAAATGAGCAATTAACCGGTGATAAAGTTAGTGCTCTTTCTGCAATTAAACTTGTTGGTATAACTAATCCAAATGATTATCGGGCAGCATCATTTAATCCCGATTCATATATCACCCAAACAATAGGAACTGGTACAACTGCAGTTGGTAGAGTTGTATCTTATGATAAAAATACTGGAGTTCTAAAATACTGGCAAGATAAATCTCTTGTTGGATTTAATACAAATGGTACTCAAAAAAATCCTCTGTATGGATTTAATTTGGAGAGATTTACTGCAACTCCCACAGGTGCCGGAAATCTAGTTATTTCAGGTGGAAGTATAAATCTAAATATTGATGTTTTATATGGATCTATCGAAAATCCAGGTATAACTACTGTGATAAATAATAGGACATATAGATTAGGTCAATCTTTTGTAAATGGGCTCGCTGAGCCTGAAGTGAAAAAATATTCCGGCAATGTTATCTATGTTGATAATAGACCAGCTATAACTAGATCCCAAAATCAAAAAGAAGATATTAAAGTAATTCTGCAGTTCTAAAATATTATGCCACAAGAAACTAATCTAAATGTATCTCCATATTTTGATGATTTTGATGCTGAAAATAATTACTATAAGGTATTATTTAAGCCAGGATATCCAGTGCAAGCTAGAGAATTAACTAGCCTACAATCTATACTCCAAAATCAAGTAGAGCAATTCGGTAATCATATATTTAAAGAAGGTTCTGTAGTTATACCTGGACAACTTTCTCTTGATAACCCATTTCATGCTGTAGAAATTGAACCCGAATTCAATAATTTACCAATTTCAGTATATTTTAATGAACTTTTAGGTAAAACCATAAGGGGTAGTTCAAGTGATGTGAGTGCAAAGGTTGTTTATGTTTTAGATAAAAATAAGTCAGAAAGAAATAATTATACTTTATACGTCCAATATTTAGAAAGTGGTGGGGTTAATTTTGAGAACAAGGTATTCTTCTCAGGTGAGACAATACTAACAGAAACCCCTATAACTTATTCTGGAATAACGATCCAATTTGGACAACAAATATGTAACACAATTGCGGCAAATGCAATTTCAGATGGTTCTGCCGTAAAAGTTGCTTCTGGTGTATATTTTATACGTGGAGTTTTTGCTAGAGTAAATGAACAAAGAATTTTACTTGACCAGTATGGTACCAAACCATCATATAAAGTTGGTTTTAATGTAATTGAAAGAATTGTAACTCCTTTTGAAGATGAATCTCTGTACGATAATTCGCAGGGATTTTCTAACTATGCGGCGCCCGGTGCCGATAGATTTCAATTAGAATTAGAATTAAAAAAATATAATCTAAAGGATAATCCTGATAATTTTGTAGAGATTTTACGAGTTGTTAATGGTACCACTCAATTTTTTGAGAAAAATGCACAATATAACTTAATCCGAGATGAATTGGCCCGAAGAACCGCCGATACCAATGGTGATTATTATGTAAAGCCATTTACATTATTTGTAAGAGATTGTCTTAATGACAGAACTCTCAGTAATGGTATCTATTTTGAAGGACAAAATACCATAAATGGAAATACTCCATTGGAAGAGGTGATGATTTATCAGATCGGACCCGGTAAGGCATATGTCAATGGTTATGACGTAGAAACAATATCACCAAGATTATTAGAAGTACCTAAGACTAGAACTACGAATAATTTAGTGGATCAAGTTATACCATATAACGCTGGTCAGTTAGTAGTTCTGAATAATGTTTATGGTTCACCTAATATTGGTTTAGGTACTAATACCACAGTAAACTTGATGGATTCTCGTGTAGGTCCAAGCCCTTCAGTGGCAACTGGAACTACAATTGGTGTGGCCCGAGTTTATGATTATATACCCGAGAGCAATTATGCTGACGCATCTAGTAATTTAAATATTAGACTTTTTGATATTCAAACATATACAAAAATTAATCTAACTACACCAATTACTCAGACTACACCTGCTCACATAAAAGGTAAAAGAAGTAACGCAACTGGATATCTGAAATCAAATGTTTCCAATGGCAGAGAGTTAGTACTATATCAAGTATCTGGTAAATTCTCAGAAAATGAGCCAATATTGATCAATGGTATAGATAATGGGAGATTAATTGATAATGAAACTGATTATTCTATTTCTGACATAAAATCAATTCATTCTACTGTGGGTGTATCTACATTCAATGCTGATTTTCTGTTAGATAACAAATTTTATATTGCCCCTCCAGGTACACAATTTGGTATAACTGCTGCTAGTGGTGGCATAAGTACGGTTTCTTCGGGGATCAGTACAAGTTTTATAACTACTATAAAAGCTGGAGACATTATTGCATATTCAAATCCAAACGTATCTAATACTATAATTTATAATAAAGTTGGTCAGATTAGTTCTAATGGTAATTCCTTTACTGTTTCTGGTATTACCAGCGTCATTAATGTGTGCAACGGTGCATTACCAACTAATGCAATTAGCGTAACAAATATAACCAAAGTAACAACATCAATATATTCTCAAAATTCTTCATTATTGACTCAACTGAATCGATTCAACGTCGCTTCACTTAGTCTGGATGGTAATGAAATAATACAGAGAAGGTCTTTTCCGAATCAAATTGTATCGGCAAACACTATAGTTTTGAATATAGTTGAGGATGATATATTTTTCGACTCATTTGATGAAGATAAATTTGTAATTACCTATACTGATGGTTCAATTGAGCCAATGAGAAGTGATAAGTACAATTTAAGTGTTAATGGAAAACAATTACAATTTAATGGACTCAGTAAGGTTAGTGGAGTAGCAAATGTAATTGCTACGGTAAAAAATGTTAAGCCAAATTCAAAAAATAAAAAATTAAACAAAGTTAATTCTTTAATTATAAGTAATTCAAAATTAACTTCGTCTGGAACTGCCACCACCTCATTGGGTGACGGATTAACCTATAATAAAATTTATGGAACTAGGGTACAAGATGAGGAAATTAGTTTAAATCTACCAGATGTTGTTAGAGTATTAGCGGTTTATGAGTCATCTGGCATTGAAGATCCAAAATTACCAACACTACAATTGACTTCATTTACTGGACCAACAAATAGTAATCAAGATCTCTTTATTGGTGAGCAGATTGTGGGTCAAACGTCTGGAGCAGTTGGTTTAGTAATTAATAAAATTGGTATAAGTGAAATTGAATATGTATACTTAAATACATTCAAATTTGCTATCAATGAAATTATAAAATCTAAAGAATCAAACATACAGGCAAATATAATAGCAAAAACATTGGGTGATAACAATATCACTCAGAACTTTTCTTTTGATTCTGGTCAACGGGATACTATTTTAGATTACTCTAGAATAATTAGAAAGAAGAATGTTATTGAGCCATCTAGAAAAATAAAAATAATATTTCAAAATTATTCAATAGATTCAAGTGATGTCGGTGAATTTGTATCCGTCAATAGTTATTCAGCAGAAAACTTTAAATATGATATTTTAAGCTATAATAATGTTCGACTAACTGATTATATTGATATAAGACCAAGAGTAGCACCATATGTTTTAAGTTCTAAATCACCATTTGAATTTGATTCTAGAAATTTTGCTGCTGATGGGCAATATTCAAGTTATATACTTGCACCTGATCAGAATCTAAGATTAAATTATTCTTATTATTTACCAAGAGTAGACGTAGTATTTTTAAATCAAGATGGTACTTTTGAGGTTGTGCAGGGTAATCCCGCTGATAATCCACTACCCCCAGAATATAAAGCAAATGCTTTAGATGTTGCAGTTGTTACTGTTCCAGCATATGTATATGATGTAAAAAATATTCTAGTAAATATGTCTGAGCATAAGAGATATCGAATGGGTGATATCTCTTTATTGGAAAATAGAATTAAAAAAATTGAGGAATTCACAGTACTTTCTGCATTAGAAAATAAAACTGAAAACTACGTAATCAAAGATGCTGAAACTGGTTTAGATCGTTTCAAGTGTGGATTCTTCGTAGATGATTTTAAAAATCATGCGTATCATGATCTACAAAATCTAAACTTTAGAGCTGCTATTGACAAAGAAAAGAAAATATTACGTCCTCTTCATTATACAACATCACTTGATTTGCAATTAGGTTCAGAGGCAATTTCTGGAGTGGGTCAAACATTCAATCCAAATGTAGACCAAAGTTATGTGACGGACTTAGGTTCTCCTGGAATTAGAAAAACAGGTGACTTAATAACACTAAATTATGATGAAGTGTTATATACTGAGCAACAATTAGCAACAAAAACTGAGAGTGTTACTGCTTTCCTTGTTAGATATTGGGCTGGTCTATTGACACTTAACCCAGCTATTGATACTTGGATCGATGAAAAAGCAATAACAACAACTAGTTTCAATGAAATTAGAAATATTGATATACAACCTGACATAAACGTAACAGTAGTTAATAACGTAAATGAAAATGAAATAGTTTGGAGAAACTCTCCTAATGCTCAAAGTGGACTACTACCATTTGATTGGCTTCAAAATGCAAGGAACAGAATCGCCCAAGGTGGACAAAACGCACAAGTGGGATGGAGTGGGAATAGCAGGCCAGGATTGATTATTGGTAGCAATATTTTCGGCAATCAAAGAAGCCTCGAAATTATAAATGATACAATTAGAATTGATGGTACTTTTTGGACCGCTGGTGATAGTGCACTATTGCAACAGTTTGTCCCACCCGATGTCGCTAATCAATTTTTAACAAGAATGGCGGCTTTTCCGGGCTTAGCCTTTGGTCCAGCAGGATTCCTTGAATTTACTCCACCTAGACTTGTTGAAAGAAGAGAAGCCTCAACCTCACTTAGAACCTCATCAAATACAGTAACAACCATTACTCCAGAGCAAATTATTGAAAATGATACAATCTCTAGTTCTATTTCACATTATACTGAGCCAGTTAGATATCTAAGAAGTAGAAATATTGAATTTGATGCTAAGGGACTAAAACCAAGAACAATATTCTACAATTTCTTCCAGGGAATTGATATTAGCAAATATGTAACTCCTAAATTACTTGAAATAGAAATGATTTCGGGTAAATTTCTAATCAGTGAAACGGTAGTAACTGATCCTAATTTTACATCTCAAAAAATCTCATTCAGACTATGTACACCTAATCATAAAACTGGCCCATATAATGCTCCAATAGAAACTTATACTCTGAATCCATATAATCAGCAACCACTTGAAGCAATTTATAGTGAAACATCAAGTACTTTAAATGTGGATACTCGATCTCTTGAACTAGCCTCCGAGATTGATTTTTATGGTCAAGTTGTTATCGACATGCCATTAATCGGCGCTACTTCAGGTGCAGTAGCAAGAGTTAAGAATATCAGGTTGCTTTCTGATAATGGTGGTAGATTAATTGGATCATTTTATATACCTGATCCCAATGTTGTGGGTAATCCACAATGGATTAATGGTGAAAATACATTTACTACTATAGATACAGAAACACTTGATCAAATTAAGTTAATAGAATTTACACCTAATTCTAGAATTAATGAGAGTGCAGCCGAAGCTGAATTTAGTTCAAGTGCAACTGCTAATGTTGAGGAGACAAATATTCTAACCACAAGAAACGTCAGAATTATACCTCCAAGAAATGTCAATACCACTACAATTACAAATATTAGAACAAATACGACTACAATCACTAATGATGTTTTAGCTAGTGCTATTCAAATTGAACAGCCATATGACCCATTAGCCCAGTCATTCTATGTGTTTGAAGACACCGGAGTATTCCTAACTTCTGTTGATGTTTACTTTGAAATAAGAGATGAGGATAACATCCCAGTTACTCTTCAAATTAGGCCAATGATAGCGGGGGTTCCAAGTAATGTTGTTGTTCCATTCTCCGAAGTTACCTTAACTCCAGATCAGATTAATTTATCTGTAGACGGTACAGTTGCAACTAAATTTACTTTCCCCTCACCAGTTTATCTACAAGGTCCACAACAACAAACAGTAAGACAGGCACCTATTGCAAGTCAAACTCAAGCAGAATATGCTATTGTACTATTATCTAATAGTTCAAATTATAGAGTATTCGTCACTGAATTGGGCCAGAATGATATTCTAACGGGCGTTAAGGTATCAAGACAACCAACACTTGGTAGCATGTTTAAGTCTCAGAATGGTACTGTGTGGACTCCATCTCAATTAGAAGACCTGAAGTATAGAATATACAGAGCGGATTTCCAAGGCGAAGGAGTATTGAGATTGTTTAATCCTAAATTAGGATTAGGTAATAAGAAAGTTTCAGTAACTGGACCAAACCAATTTGAATTCTTATCTAAGAGAATTGTGGTTGGATTGGGTTCAACTGGATATTCATCGAATGTCTCAACTGGTGTAACCGTTATTCAAAATTCAACCATGGCCTCAGGTACCTTAATTGGTATTGCTGGCGCTGTGACTTCTGGGGCTGGCACTACTATTTCTTCTGTTGGTATTGGATATACTAATGGTACTTTTTCGGGAGTTGAACTAGTTACCGAAACTGGATTTGGTATTGGCGCTATAGCGAATATTGGAGTCGTAAATAGTGGAATTGCTACCGTTATCATTACGAATGGTGGTATTGGTTATCAAATTGGTGATTCTTTAGAAGTGCCACCACTGGGTCAAGGGGTTGGATTTGGTGGTAAAGTTACTGTTACTTCAGTAAATTCATTTAACACCTTTATATTAGACGAGGTTCAGGGTAATTTTGTAGTTGGTGTTTCTACTCTAAGTTATGTTAATTCTGCTGGTATAACAACTTCTGTTGGTCCTGGTGTAACAATATCATCAATTACCGAAGATCAATATTATGATGGTCTACATATGAAGATTTATCAACAAAACCATAGTATGCATTCATACGAAAATTATGTTGAAATAAGTGATTTCAGGCCATTAAATAGTGAGATTAATAGTAATACCACTGAATTAATTTCAGCAACGGAAAATACTTCAATTCCAATTGTATCTTCAACTGGATTCCAATTATTTGAAGGCCAAGAGGTAAATATAATAAATCCTGGTTATGTCATCATTGGAAATGAGGTTATTTCGTATACTGGGACTACCGCAAATTCCTTAACCGGTATTACTCGTCAAATCGATGGTACTAAATCAATAGCATATTCGATTGGAACTCCTGTTTACAGGTATGAATTCAACGGGGTATCTCTGAGAAGAATAAACAAAATTCATAACTTTAGTGAAGTTGATTCTAATACCGAAAAATATCCAATTGATTTGAATAGCTATTATATTAAAGTTGATATGAGCGAAACGGATTTTGATAATAAGAATATTGGATTAAATAGAGAGAATGATCTATACTTTAGAAGAAATATTCAGGGTGGCCAATCTGGTGTTGTGGTTTCGAATAACATTCAATATGAATCAATTACGCCAAGTATTGCAAATATCATTCCAGCCAAAACCAATATTGTAACTAAAATTAGAACATTTACTGGATCTAGTGTTGGTGGTAATGAGAAATCGTTTACTGATCGTGGATTTGAAATTATTTCTTTAAATGATCCCACCTATTTTACTGAGCCCAAATTAATTTGTTCAAAGGTAAATGAGGATAGGTTTATTACTGAATCTCCAGGAAATAGATCACTAACGGTGGAATTATTATTATCCACTAATGATAGGAGAGTTTCACCTGTAATCGATAGCATTAATACTGCAGTTACATTGTCTTCTAATTTGGTAAACAGTCCGAATGGAATTGGTAAATTGGCAACTTATTCTACTAACAATAAAGTAAGAAGTTCTAATAACGATGATCATTCTGCGGTATACATATCCAAGGCCACTAGATTAAAAATCCCTGCCAATTCACTTAAGGTTATATTAAGTGCAAGTAGAAATGATTTAAATGATATAAGAGTTCTTTATCAGATCTTCAGGGATGATGAATCAAATTCCGCACCATCATTTGAATTATTCCCTGGATATTCAAATTACAGAATAGATGGTGTTGGGATCAAACGAGTTATTGATCCTTCTCAAAATGACGGATCAGCAGATTCCGAATATAGAGAAACAACTGATAGGTCGTTTAAAGACTACGAATATTCCGTCGATGATTTACCTGATTTTAATGCATTTGCAATTAAAATAGTAATGGCAAGTAGCAACCAGGCAACCCCACCTCTAATTCGACAGTTGAGAGCAATCGCTACTGTTAAGCCTAGGATTTGAACATGGATTACATAAAGGTAAAAGATAAAGATAATCTCTTACGAGATGTCAACTCAAATGGAATAGTTAACACCGATGTGGAGTCTTATGCGATATATGCTGACAATTACAAAAGGCGACTAAATTCTATCAAAAGAGTTGAAAGATTAGAAGATCAAGTTGATGAAATTAAAGATGATATAAGTGAAATAAAAACTTTACTTCTTCATTTGGTAAACCAAACTAATCATTAAATAGTAATATATTGTAAAAACCAATGGCTAAACCCTCCTCTAGACGCGAACTTATTGATTATTGTAAAAGAAAATTAGGGGCACCTGTACTAGAAATTAATGTTGCCGATGAGCAAATTGAAGATCTAGTTGATGATGCTGTTCAATTTTTCCAAGAAAGACATTTTGATGGTGTAGCCCAGACCTTTCTAAAATATCAAATAACTCAAGAAGATATTGATAGGGCAAAAGGTAAATCTGGTACCGGTCAATTATCTAAAGTTGGAACAGCTAAAACATATACGTACTCGGAAAATTCAAATTATATTGAAATTCCCGACCATATTATTGGTATCAATAAAATATTCAAATTGTTCGGGGGTAACAGTTTGGGATATGGTATGTTTAATTTTAAATATCAATTATTTTTAAATGATATTTATTATTGGGGTTCTGTCGATATTTTATCCTACTTTATGGTTAAGCGATATATTGAAGATTTAGATTGGATTTTAAGTCCAGATACAATGGTGAGATTCAATAAGCGCGACTCTAAACTCTACGTTGATATTAATTGGTCAAGTGTTTCACCAGGAAATATTCTTCTAATCGATTGTTACAGAGCATTGGATCCGACAGATTCCACAAAAGTGTGGAACGATAGTTTCTTAAAGCAATATCTAACAGCTTTGATCAAAAGACAATGGGGACAGAATCTAATTAAATTCAGAGGAGTAAAGCTTCCAGGTGGAGTCGAACTTAATGGAAGAGAAATATATGAAGATGGTCAAAGGGAAATTGATATACTCATGGAAAGAATGAGTTCGACATATGAAGAACCACCTTTCGATCTTGTGGGATAAAATATGTTAAATCCATTTTTTCTTCAGGGGTCTAGAACTGAACAAGGGCTTATACAGGATCTAATTAATGAAACCATTCAAATGCATGGCGTTGAAATATATTATCTACCAAGGCAATATGTAACAAAACGTACAGTAGTTCGTGAAGTTATTGAGTCTAAATTTTCCACTGCTTTTCCCATAGAAGCATATGTCGATACATATGAAGGATATGAAGGCGCCGGGGTCCTTCTGAGTAAGTTTGGAATTCAACCAAATAATGATTTATCTCTTATAATATCTAAAGAAAGATATGAGAATTACATCACTCCACTTATCACTAATTTACCTAACGTGGAATTACCCACTAGACCAAAAGAAGGTGATTTGATCTGGTTTCCTTTGGGCGACAGATTATTTGAAATTAAATTTGTTGAGCACGAAATACCATTTTATCAATTACAAAATACATACGTATATAATCTAAGATGCGAATTGTTTAGATATCAAGATGAGATTATTGCAACCGGAATTGATAATATTGATGACAATATACTTGATGTAGGTTATGTCGAAGTCTA